CTATCACAAGCCCCGAAACTTAATTCTAAGCAACTAATCGATGATTTGAAAGCTGGGAAAGATATTCCTGGCGTTGAATTAAAGGTAACAGAAAGTCTGGTGATTAAGTGATGAATAAATCAGAAACAGTTGTTGAAATAAATAAAGCTATGGTTGCATTTCGCAAGGAAGTAAAACAACCGCTCAAAGATAAAAACAATCCATTTTTTAAATCAAAATACGTACCTCTTGAGAACGTTGTAGAAGCCATTGACGAGGCCGCAACACCTCATGGACTGTCTTATACTCAATGGGCTTTGAACGATGTAGACGGGCGCGTAGGAGTCGCTACAATGCTTATGCATGAAAGCGGTGAATATATCGAGTATGATCCTGTATTTATGAATGCAGAAAAGAATACGCCACAAGGAGCAGGCTCGTTAATAAGTTATCTTAAACGTTATTCGCTATCTGCGATTTTCGGTATTACTAGTGACCAAGACGATGACGGAAATGAAGCAAGTGGAAAAAATAATAATCCAAAACAGCAAACTAGAACGCAATGGGCAAGTAGCGAAACTATAGGGATTTTAAAGAAAGAGGTTATAAGTTTCACTAAATTGATAAAGGGCACGGATAAAGAAGCGCCACAAAATATAGTAGAACAAAAATTCGACATAAATAACTATAAATTAACAGAAAAACAAGCAGCAGAAGCTATTCAAAAAATACGAAATAACGCAAAAACAATTACTGGAGGAAAACGATAATGTTAAACAGAGTAGTTTTAGTAGGACGCTTAACAAAAGACCCAGAATTCAGAACAACGCCAAACGGTGTAAGTGTAGCTACTTTCACTCTTGCAGTCAATAGAACATTCACAAACGCACAAGGAGAACGTGAGGCAGATTTTATTAATTGTGTAACTTTTAGAAAACAAGCAGATAACGTGAATAACTATTTATCAAAAGGATCATTAGCTGGTGTTGACGGTCGCCTACAATCACGTAGTTATGAAAATCAAGAAGGTCGTCGTGTATTCGTTACCGAAGTTGTATGTGACAGTGTCCAATTCCTAGAACCGAAGAATAACAACCAACAACCAAACAACAATTACCAACAACAAGGACAAACACAATCTGGCAATAACCCTTTTGATAACAACGCAGACTCTATAGAGGATCTTCCTTTTTAGGAGGCGTTAGATGAACGAATTATGGAAAGATGTTGTAGGTTACGAGGGCATATACGAAGTAAGCAGTAAAGGTAGAGTTAGAACTCACAAAAATAAAGTTACTTGGTCTAACCGTTATCAAAAATGGAGGCATTGGAAACAGCGTTATTTAAAAGATAAAACACCTAATGGTCGAGATGTAAGAGTAACCCTTTGGAAAAATGGTAAACGCAAAGATTTTTTAGTCCACAGATTAGTGGCATTCGCCTTTATACCAATGATAGAAGGTAAAATTTGTATTAACCATATTGACGGGAACCCCAAAAATAACAATGTAGAAAATCTTGAATGGTGTAATCACTTGGAAAATAATAGGCATGCATTTGAAACAGGATTAATGCATACCAATATGGCTGTAAAACTTATTAATCATTTAGGTATCGAATATGAATTTATAAGTATGAGTAGAGCAGGAAAATTCTTAGGCAGAAGTCATAGTTATATTAGCGACAAAATAAAAAGTAATCACAAAGATGTTACTGATATACATGGTAATAAATATAAATTTGAGAAGTTGATATAAATGCCAATAATCACCAGTTATATCACTCAAGATGACGGTACAACAACAGTTGTCATCTCGGGTGTTGAATTAGGTAATAAAGAAACATTACTACTTGATAACGGATTTGATGTGGAAGTCGATGTAAGCGTCATAGATCCGTTTCAAATTACCGGCAAGCAACGTCGAAAAATATTCGCGCTTGTCAAAGACATAGAAGAACATACAGGTCAACCAATGGACTATATGAGACATATGTTCATCGAGTTTGTAAGGACTTACTACGGCTATGATGAACGTATTTCACTAAGTAATTGTACGAGAACACAAGCAAGTCAAATCATTGAAGCAACGCTTGACTGGACGTTCTACAATGACATACCACTTAGCTACAAAACAAGCGACTTGCTGAAACAAGATAAATCGTTCTTATACTGGTCAACTGTCAACCGCAACTGTGTAATATGCGGAAAGCCTCACGCTGACCTAGCGCATTATGAAGCAGTTGGCAGAGGTATGAACAGAAACAAGATGAATCACTACGACAAACATGTATTAGCGTTATGTCGCGAACATCATAACGAACAACATGCGATTGGCGTTAAGTCGTTTGATGATAAATATCACTTGCATGACTCGTGGCTAAAAGTTGATGAGAGGCTTAATAAAATGCTGAAAGGAAGAGAATAATGGTTAAATCGATATTTTTACAAGATGGAGAAGAAATTTTTGTTGATGATGAAGATTATGAGAGAGTTAATCAATATATTTGGACAAAATCTTATGTAGATAACGTTAGAAGAATTCACACAAAGACACTCAACGTTAGCTTAAGTGGATTTGTATTAGAAAATGGTTTTCAAAAAATAAAAAATAATGATTTTACCAAAAACAACATCACTTCAATTGGTTATCAACAACGATGGGCAAGGCCTACAAGAAATACTTCGAGTATCTATAAAGGTGTTTATTTAAATCGAAAAACAAAAAAATGGTCTGCTGTAATAAAAATTGATAGCAAATCTAAATATTTAGGTAGTTTTGTTAATGAATGGGAGGCAGCTAAAGCATACAACAGCGCAGTAGATAAATATTGGGACGGACAAGGTTATAAGAATCATAAAAATCAAAATGACTCTATATTTGAATATGAATACAAAACTTACAAAGACCAAAAACGTCGTAGAAGAGGAAAAAGTAAGTTCAAAGGAGTCTATTTAACTCAAAGTGGTTATGTAGCGCAAATAACTTATAAAAGAAAGACATATCATATTGGATGGTCAAAAAATATTTATGAGACTGCTCTCATGTTTAATAAAATTAATTTTTATTTACATGGTTCAGACGTAATCCTTAATGACGTACCTATGACAGATGAACTTAAAGAATTCATATCTAACTGGGAAATACCGGACAAAATAAAAGCGCTGAAAGGAGAAGACAATGGGAGAAGTATCGTGGATAAAACTTAAAGTTGGCATGTTTGATGACAGCAAAATCAAATATATCGAAGCTTTACCTGAAAGAGATACGATCATAACTATTTGGGTTAAGTTGCTAACTTTATCAGGAAAGTACAACGAACAAGGTTACATTATGCTATCTGAAAATTTGCCGTACAACGAAGAAATGTTAGCAAATGAGTTTAGCCGACCTATCAACTCGATAAGGTTAGCAATACAAACTTTTGAGACATTAGGCATGATTGAAAAAGTTAACGGTGTCATAAAAGTGACAAACTGGGAAAAGCACCAAAACATCGAAGGACTCGAGAAAATCAGGGCGCAGAACAGGTTGAGGAAACAAAAGCAACGAGAAAACAACAGAAAATTGCTAAATGGTCACGTGACGTCACGTGACAGTCACGCAACAGAAGAAGATAAAGAATTAGATAAAGAATTAGAAAGAGATAAAGAAAAAGATATAGATAAGAACTTAAGTTCAATTAATAGCGCAACTGACGTTACGCATGAGCAATTTGAGGAATGGTGGAAACTTTACGACAAGAAGAAAGATAAGAAGATGTCTTTTACTAAATTCAAATCATGCTTAAAGAAACATTCTTTTGAACAAATCATGCAAGGCACTCGAGAGTATTTAAAAACTATTACAGACAAACAATATCAAAAGTACCCCAAAACATTCTTAACTAATGAAAGCTATATGAATGATTATAGCGAAGAGATTAAAGAAACTGGCATAGATCAATTGGAACGTATGAAGTACGACGAAAGTTATTGGGATTAGGGGGACATTATGAAACCACTATTCAGCGAAAAGATAAACGAAAGCTTGAAAAAATATCAACCTACTCATGTCGAAAAGGGATTGAAATGTAAGAGGTGTGGCAGTGAATACGACTTATATAAGTTCGCTCCTACTAAAAAACACCCGAATGGTTACGAGTATAAAGATGGTTGCAAGTGTGAAATTTATGAGGAATATAAGCGAAACAAGCAACGGAAGATAAACAACATATTCAATCAATCAAATGTTAATCCGTCATTAAGAGATGCAACGGTTAACAACTATAAGCCACAAAATGAAAAACAAGTAAAAGCTAAACAAACAGCAATAGAGTATGTACAGGGTTTCTCTACAAAAGAACCAAAATCATTAATATTGCAAGGTTCATATGGAACTGGTAAAAGCCACCTAGCATACGCTATCGCAAAAGCAGTCAAATCTAAAGGGCATACAGTTGCTTTTATGCACATACCAATGTTGATGGATCGTATCAAAGCGACATACAACAAAAATGCAGTTGAAACTACAGACGAGCTAGTCAGATTGCTAAGTGATATTGATTTACTTGTACTAGATGATATGGGTGTAGAAAACACAGAGCACACTTTAAATAAACTTTTCAGCATTGTTGATAACAGAGTAGGTAAAAACAACATCTTTACAACTAACTTTAGTGATAAAGAACTAAATCAAAATATGAACTGGCAACGTATCAATTCAAGAATGAAACACAATGCGAGAAAAGTAAGAGTAATCGGAGACGATTTCAGGGAGCGAGATGCATGGTAACCAAAGAATTTTTAAAAACTAAACTTGAGTGTTCAGATATGTACGCTCAGAAACTCATAGACGAGGCACAGGGCGATGAAAATAGGTTGTACGACCTATTTATCCAAAAACTTGCAGAACGTCATACACGCCCCGCTATCGTCGAATATTAAGGAGTGTTAAAAATGCCGAAAGAAAAATATTACTTATACCGAGAAGATGGCACGGAAGATATCAAAGTCATCAAGTATAAAGACAACGCAAATGAAGTTTATTCGCTTACAGGAGCCCATTTCAGCGACGAAAAGAAAATTATGACTGATAGTGACCTAAAACGATTCAAAGGCGCTCACGGGCTTCTATATGAGCAAGAACTAGGGTTACAAGCAACGATATTTGATATTTAGAGGTGGCACATGGAAATAGAAATTAAATTTAACGAAACGTTTGAGGCACCTATGGGCTCGCCTCGTCCACGCTTTCGTAATACAGGTAGATTTGTTCAAACTTACATGCCTACGTCTTATACAAAGCATAAAGCGTATATACAAGGACAAATGCCTAAGTTGAATCTAGAACATGCACTAAAAATCGAATTAGACTTTTACTTTCCATTGCTTAAATCATGGTCGAAGAAAAAGAAAAGTGAAATGGTTGGACAGTATAAAGTGACTAAGCCGGATATCGATAACTTAATTAAAACAGTATTAGACGCATGTAATGGTCATGTATGGAAAGACGATAACCAAATTACAGAAATAACTAGCTCAAAGCGTTATGGACTAGAACCAAAAATAATCATGCGAGTTGAGGAAGTGATCTAATGCAACAACAAGCATATATAAACGCAACGATTGATATAAGAATACCTACAGAAGTTGAATATCAGCATTTTGATGATGTGGATAACGAAAAAGATGCGCTGGCAGATTACTTATATAACAATCCTGGCGAAATACTAGAGTATGACAATTTAAAAATTAGAAATGTAAATGTAGAGGTGGAATAAATGGCGGGCATAAAAACGAAAGTGAGAATAGACGGTAAATTGATGACGCTTATTGATGTATCGGATAAATACGACATCAAAGTATCGACATTGATTACTAGGTACGACAGAGGGGCGAGGGGGAAAGATTTAATACAAAATGTAGTAAAGCCTAAGAAAGTAAAGGTTGACGGCAAAATGATGACTGTTAGCGAAATAGTTAAAAAGTACAACCTAAGCAAAGGACTAATTAATTACAGGGTAGCAAAAGGGCTAACGGGCGATGCGCTTATTGCGCCACCACAAGAAAAACCCCCTTCTAAATACACTGAATATGAAAATGAGCAGATGAAAAAGAAAGGACTCACGCCCGAAATAGTTAGAAACAGAGTTGCGAAGGGTTGGGAGATGTCGGAAGCAATTGATGCACCTTTCGGCATGAAGCTAAACGACTATAGAGAAATACAAATAACAAAAGCTTTGGAGCGAGAGTGTGAAATGGCTAGGCAACGACGTAAAGAAGCTGAGCTAAGAAGAAAGAAGCCACATTTATTTGATGTACCACAAAAACATTCACGTGATCCGTACTGGTTCGATGTCACTTATAACCAAATGTTCAAGAAATGGAGTGAAGCATAATGAGCATAATTAGTAACAGAAAAGTAGATATGAACGAAATTCAAGACAACGTTAAGCAACCGGCGCATTACACATACGGCGACATTGAAATTATAGATTTTATCGAACAAGTAACGGCACAGTACCCACCACAATTAGCATTCGCAATAGGTAATGCAATCAAATACCTATCTAGAGCACCGTTAAAGAATGGACATGAGGATATGGCAAAAGCGAAGTTTTACGTTGATAGAGTGTTTGACTTGTGGGAGTGATGACAATGACAGATAGCGCACGCAAAGAATACTTAAGCCGATTTTTCGGCTCTAAGAGATATCTGTATCAGGATAACGAGCGAGTGGCACATATCCATGTAGTAAATGACACTTATTACTTTCATGGGCATATCGTACCAGGTTGGCAAGGCGTGAAAAAGACATTTGATACAGCCGAAGAGCTTGAAACATATATAAAGCAACATGATTTGGAATATGAGGAACAGAAGCAACTAACTTTATTTTAAAAGGGCGGAAACAATGAAAATCAAAATTGAAAAAGAAATGAATTTACCTGAACTTATCCAATGGGCTTGGGATAACCCCAAGTTATCAGGTAATAAAAGATTCTATTCAAATGATGTTGAGCGCAACTGTTTTGTGACTTTTCATGTTGATAGCATCTTATGTAATGTGACTGGATATGTATCAATTAACGATAAATTTACTGTTCAAGAGGAGATATAACAATGAAAATCAAAGTTAAAAAAGAAATGAGATTAGATGAATTAATTAAATGGGCGCGAGAAAATCCGGATCTATCACAAGGAAAAATATTTTTTTCAACAGGATTTAGTGATGGATTCGTTCGTTTTCATCCAAATACAAATAAGTGTTCGACGTCAAGTTTTATTCCAATTGATATCCCCTTCATAGTTGATATTGAAAAAGAAGTAACGGAAGAGACTAAGTTTGATAGGTTGTTAGAGGTATATGAGATTCAAGAAGGAGTCTATAAATCCGCATTACACAAAGGTATCAGTTTGAACGAACGTTTTGAAGACGACAATATTTTTCCTACTAAAGCATTCTATATCTTAAACGATGACATGACGATGACATTGATTTGGAAAGATGGGGAGTTGGTAGAATGATGTTGAAATTTAAAGCTTGGGATAAAGATAAAAAAGTTATGAGTATTATTGACGAAATCGATTTTAATAGTGGGTACATTTTGATTTCAACAGGTTATAAAAGTTTCAATGAAGTAAAACTATTACAATACACAGGATTTAAAGATGTGCACGGTGTGGAGATTTATGAAGGGGATATTGTTCAAGATTGTTATTCGAGAGAAGTAAGTTTTATCGAGTTTAAAGAAGGAGCCTTTTATATAACTTTTAGCAATGTAACTGAATTACTAAGTGAAAATGACGATATTATTGAAATTGTTGGAAATATTTTTGAAAATGAGATGCTATTGGAGGTTATGAGATGACGTTCACCTTATCAGATGAACAATATAAAAATCTTTGTACTAACTTTAACAAGTTATTAGATAAACTTCACAAAGCATTAAAAGATCGTGAAGAGTACAAGAAGCAACGTGATGAGCTTATTGGAGATATAGCTAAGTTAAGAGAGCGCAACAAAGATCTGGAGAAGAAAGCGAGCGCATGGGATAGGTATTGCAAGAGTGTTGAAAAAGATTTAATAAACGAATTCGGCAACGATGATGAAAGAGTTAAATTTGGAATGAAATTAAACAATAAAATTTTTATGGAGGATGACACTAATGAATAACCGCGAACAAATCGAACAATCAGTTATCAGCGCTAGTGCATATAACGGTAATGACACAGAGGGATTGCTAAAAGAGATTGAGGACGTGTATAAGAAAGCACAAGCGTTTGATGAAATACTTGAGGGTTTACCTAATGCTATGCAAGATGCACTCAAAGAAGATATTGGTCTTGATGAAGCAGTAGGGATTATGACGGGGCAAGTGGTCTATAAATATGAGGAGGAGCAGGAAAATGACTAACACATTAACAATTGATCAGTTACAAGAGTTATTACAAATACAAAAGGACTTTGACGATAGAATACCAACACTAAATTTACGAGATAGCAAGATTGCGTATGTGGTTGAATTCTTTGAATGGTTTAACACATTGGAAACGTTCAAGAATTGGAAGAAGAAACCAGGTAAACCGTTAGACGTACAGCTAGACGAGTTAGCAGACATGTTAGCGTTTGGATTGAGTATTGCTAATCAACAAGCAGATAACATGGAAGAAATTTTGGGTTATTTAGATGACGGAGATTTTAACGACTATATAGAACGAGTTGAAATCGATTTTAACGATAGTGATGTAGTAGATGAATTTATGTCAACTATAGATGAAATGTATGAAAGTCCATATAGTAGCAACTTATTTTTACCGTTTGCATTAGCGAACAACTACTACACTATCGATCAACTCATTGACGCATACAAAAAGAAAATGAAAAGGAACCACGAAAGACAAGATGGAACAGCAGACGCAGGAAAAGGATACGTGTAAAGACATCTTAGATCGAGTCAAGGAGGTTTTGGGGAAGTGACACAATACCTAGTCACAACATTCAAAGATTCAACAGGACGCAAGCATACACACATAACTAAAGCTAAGAGTAATCAAAGGTTTACAGTTGTTGAGGCAGAGAGTAAAGAAGAAGCGAAAGAGAAGTACGAGAAACAAGTTAAAAGGGATGCAGTTATTAAAGTGGGTCAGTTGTTTGAAAATATAAGGGAGTGTGGGAAATGATTAAAAAACTTAAAAATATGGATGGGTTCGACATCTTTATTGTTGGAATACTGTCATTATTCGGTATAACCGCATTGCTACTTGTTGTCGCATTGCCTATCTATACAGTGGCTAGTTACCAACACAAAGAAGTACATCAAGGGACAATTACAGATAAATATAACAAGAGACAAGATAAAGAAGATAAGTTCTATATTGTATTAGACAACAAACAAGTCATTGAAAACTCTGACTTATTATTCAAAAAGAAATTTGCTAGCGCAGACATACAAGCTAGGTTAAAAGTAGGCGACAAAGTAGAAGTTAAAACGATTGGTTATAGAATGCACTTTTTAAATTTATATCCGGTCTTATACGAAGTAAAGAAGGTAGATAAACAATGATTAAACAAATATTAAGACTATTATTCTTACTAGCGATGTATGAGTTAGGTAAGTATGTAACTGAGCAAGTATATATTATGATGACGGCTAATGATGATGTAGAGGCGCCGAGTGACTTCGCAAAGTTGAGCGATCAGTGTGATTTGATGAGGGCGGAGGTGTCAGAATAGATGTATAGCAAAGAGTCAATCGTTAATATGATAGGCACACATAAAATGAAGTGTAATGTGTTAGCTGATGTAATACCGGAATATGATAGCAATTCAATCGCACAGTATGGTATACAAGCGACGTTACCGAAACCACAAGGGGAAAACTCAAGCAAAGTTGAAGATGTTGTTGTGAGGCTTGAAAGAGCAAATAAAAGGTATGCGCAGATGTTAAAAGAAGTTGAGTTTATAAATCAATCACAACAGAGATTAGGACACGTTGACTTTTGCTTCTTAGAGTTGTTGAAGAAAGGTTATAACAGAGATGCAATTATCAAGAAGATGCCTAACTCTAAATTGAACAGAAACAACTTCTTAGCGCGCCGTGATGAGTTAGCAGAAAAGATTTATCTACTACAGTGACGAAAATGACAAAAATGACAGAAATGACGAAAATGACACTATTTTTAAACTGTGAATTAATTTTATATAATTGATTTGTAAGAATTATCTTAAGACGTGGGGTAATAGCCACATTAGATGTTCTCATCGATGTGATTGAGAAGTGACAAACATGTAAAGTTGATATGTTACGCTATTAATCACTTACTGCCTGCCTATATGGTGGGTAGTTTAATTCTTGCAATTTGAGTCATAACTATTTTCCTCCTTTCACATTTATTGAACGTAGCTCCTGCACAAGATGTAGGGGCATTTTTTATATTTAAAATAACTAGAGTAATTAACGTAAAGGCGTGTGATACAGTGAAAACAATTGATTAAATTAACACCGAAGCAAGAAAAGTTTGTATTAGGACTCATCGAGGGCAAGAGCCAACGGAAAGCATATATTGACGCAGGGTATTCGACTAAAGGTAAAAGTGATAATTATATAGATAGCCGAGCTTTTGAGTTGAGTAAGAATAGTGCGATTTTAGATAGGTATGAAGAATTGCGTCAAGAAGCAGCTGAACAATCAAAATGGACACGCCAAAAGGCTTTTGAAGAATATGAGTGGCTAAAGAATGTAGCTAAGAATGACATTGAAATAGAGGGAGTGAAGAAAGCGACAGCTGATGCATTCCTCGCTAGTTTAGATGGTATGAATAGAATGACGTTAGGTAACGAAGTTTTAGCTAACAAGAAAATAGAAACTGAAATTAAGATGCTTGAGAAGAAGATTGAACAAATAGATAAAGGTGACAGTGGAACAGAAGATAAAATCAAACAACTTCACGACGCAATAACGGAAGTGATCGTCAATGAATAAACTTAAATCTTTATATACGGACAAACAAATTGAAATATTGAAGCAAACGCAAAAACGAGATTGGTTTATGTTAATTAATCACGGAGCAAAGCGTACAGGTAAAACAATATTAAACAATGACTTATTTTTACGTGAGTTAATGCGTGTGCGAAAGATAGCAGACGAAGAAGGAATTGAGACACCTCAATATATACTTGCTGGTGCAACATTAGGTACGATTCAAAAAAACGTACTAATAGAGTTAACTAACAAATATGGCATTGAGTTTAATTTTGATAAATATAATTCATTCATGTTATTTGGCGTTCAAGTGGTTCAGACAGGTCACAGTAAAGTAAGTGGTATAGGAGCTATACGTGGTATGACATCGTTTGGTGCATATATCAATGAAGCGTCGTTAGCGCATGAAGAGGTGTTTGACGAGATTAAGTCACGTTGTAGTGGAACTGGTGCAAGAATATTGGTAGATACCAACCCTGACCATCCCGAGCATTGGTTGTTGAAAGATTATATTGAAAATACAGATCCTAAAGCAGGTATACTGAGTCACCAATTTAAGCTCGATGACAATAACTTTCTTAATGATAGATATAAAGAGTCTATTAAGGCTTCAACACCATCAGGTATGTTCTATGAACGTAATATCAACGGTATGTGGGTGTCTGGTGACGGTGTAGTATATGCCGACTTTGATTTGAATGAGAATACGATTAAAGCAGATGAACTGGACGACATACCTATCAAAGAATACTTTGCTGGTGTCGACTGGGGTTACGAGCACTATGGATCTATTGTGTTAATAGGACGAGGTATAGATGGTAACTTTTATTTTATTGAGGAGCACGCACACCAATTTAAGTTTATTGATGATTGGGTGGTTATTGCAAAAGATATTGTAAGTAGATATGGCAATATTAATTTTTACTGCGATACTGCACGACCTGAATACATCACTGAATTTAGAAGACATAGATTACGTGCAATTAACGCTGATAAAAGTAAACTATCGGGTGTAGAGGAAGTTGCTAAGTTGTTCAAACAAAACAAGTTACTTGTTCTTTATGATAATATGGATAGGTTTAAGCAAGAGGTATTTAAATACGTTTGGCACCCTACAAACGGAGAGCCTATAAAAGAATTTGATGACGTGTTGGACTCGTTAAGATATGCCATATACACACATACTAAACCTGAACGATTAAGGAGGGGGAAATGACATTGTATAAGTTAATAGATGATATTGAAGCACAAGGAATATTGCCTAAGCATATTGAGGCTCTAATAGAGTCACATAAAGACGATAGAGAGAGAATGGTTAATCTCTATAATAGATACAAGACACATATTGACTATGTACCAATATTCAAACGTCGACCAATTGAAGAAAAAGAAGATTTTGAAACTGGTGGAAATGTAAGGCGATTAGACGTGTCTGTTAATAACAAACTTAACAACTCTTTTGACAGCGAAATTGTTGATACACGTGTTGGTTATTTACATGGTGTTCCTGTTACTTATGATTTAGATGAAAACGCAGAAAAAAACGAAAAGTTGAAAAAGTTTATAACCAACTTTGCCATTAGAAATAGTGTTGATGATGAGGATTCTGAAATAGGTAAAATGGCAGCAATTTGCGGATATGGTGCTAGGTTAGCATATATTGATACGAATGGTGATATTAGGATTAAGAATATAGATCCCTATAATGTTATTTTTGTTGGCGACAATATTTTAGAACCTACATACTCATTGCGCTACTTTTATGAAAAAGATGATGATAATGGCACTGATTATGTGTACGCAGAGTTTTACGATAATACTTATTATTATGTATTTCGAGGAGAAGGTATTGACGCTTTGCAAGAAGTTGGACGATATGAACATTTATTTGATTACAATCCATTGTTTGGTGTACCTAACAACAAAGAGATGATAGGAGATGCTGAAAAGGTTATTCACTTAATTGACGCATATGATTTAACAATGAGTGATGCATCAAGTGAGATTAGTCAGACACGTTTAGCATACCTTGTGTTACGCGGTATGGGTATGAGTGAAGAAATGATTCAAGAAACACAAAAGAGTGGCGCATTTGAGCTGTTCGACAAAGATATGGACGTTAAATACTTAACAAAAGATGTAAACGACACAATGATTGAGAACCATTTAGATCGAATCGAAAAGAATATCATGCGTTTTGCAAAGTCAGTAAACTTTAATTCTGACGAGTTTAACGGAAATGTACCTATCATTGGAATGAAACTTAAACTTATGGCTTTAGAGAACAAGTGTATGACGTTTGAGCGTAAGATGACAGCTATGTTGAGGTATCAATTCAAAGTTATTTTATCTGCATTAAAGCGTAAAGGGTACAACTTGGATGATGATAGTTATTTAAACCTGATATTTAAGTTCACTCGTAACATTCCAGTTAATAAGTTAGAAGAATCACAAGTGCTAATTAACCTGAAGGGACAAGTTTCAGAACGAACAAGGTTAGGACAATCACAACTAGTTGATGATGTTGATTACGAATTAGACGAAATGGAAAAAGAAAGTCTTGAATTTAATGACAAATTACCTGACATAGATGAAGGTGACGCAAATGACAAATCCCAAAATAACCAATCAGAATGATATTGATGAGTATATCGAGGGTTTAATCTCTAAAGCAGAAAAACCAATAGAACAACTATTTGCTAATCGACTTAAAGAGATAAAACAAATCATCGCAGATATGTTTGAGAAATATCAAAATGATGATGTGTATGTTACATGGACTGAATTCAATAAATACAACAGGCTCAATAAGGAGTTAACTCGTATAGGTACAATGTTGACTGATGACTATAGGCAAGTAGCTAAGATGATTCAGAAGTCACAAGAAGATGCTTATATAGAAAAATTCCTTATGAGCCTTTATTTATATGAAATGGCGAGTCAAACATCTATGCAGTTTGATGTTCCGAGTAAAGAGGTAATCAAATCAGCTATTGAACAACCTATTGAGTTCATTCGTTTAATGCCAACACTACAAAAACATCGTGATGAAGTATTGAAAAAGATACGTATGCACATTACACAAGGTATTATGAGTGGAGAGGGTTACTCTAAGATAGCTAAAGCAATACGTGATGATGTCGGCATGTCTAAAGCTCAATCATTGCGTGTGGCTCGTACAGAAGCAGGCAGAGCAATGTCACAAGCTGGACTTGATAGCGCAATGGTTGCTAAAGATAACGGTTTGAAGATGAAGAAACGTTGGCATGCTACTAAAGATACACGAACACGTGATACTCATCGTCATTTAGATGGGGAATCAGTGGAAATAGATCAGAATTTTAAATCAAGTGGGTGTGTTGGGCAGGCGCCCAAGCTATTTATTGGTGTAAACAGTGCGAAAGAGAATATTAATTGTCGTTGCAAATTACTTTATTATATTGATGAAAATGAATTGCCAACTGTAATGAGAGCACGTAAAGACGATGGTAAAAATGAAGTTATCCCATTCATGACTTATCGTGAGTGGGAGAAATATAAGCGAAAAGGTGGTAATTGATATGGATTTTAAAATAAAAGTAAATGTTGATACTGGCGAAGCTATAGAAAAGTTAGAACGCATTAAATCCTTGTACGAAGAGATAATAGAGTTACAAAACGAAAAAGTTGTTGTAAACGTAACAGTTAAAAATGAAGCTGATTTAGATATGGTTAAAACATCTATTAGCGAAGAAAATGCTAAAAATAATGATTTCACACTTTTTTAGTTGTCTCTTTGCTACTCGACCTTAGCATGTCGTTAAACTGCTTTTTATTATGCACTTTTCGGACTGTTAGGGTACGCGAAGGGCAAAAAGGAGTTTTGATATATGAATATCGAAGAAGTTAAGTCTTTTTTTGAAGAACACAAAGACGATAAAGAAGTAAAAGATTATCTAAAGGGACTTAAGACGGTGTCTGTTGATGACGTTAAAGGCTTTTTAGATACAGAAGAAGGTAAACGATTCATTCAACCTGAATTAGATCGTTATCATTCGAAAGGATTAGAATCATGGAAAGAGAAAAATCTTGAGGATCTAATCGAACAAGAAGTACGGAAGCGTAATCCTGAGCAATCAGAAGAACAAAAACGTATTAGTGCTCTTGAACAAGAGTTAGAAAAACGCGACGCAGAGGCAAAACGTGAGAAGTTAAGAAGTAACGCGCTAGGTAAAGCGCAGGAACTAAATTTACCAACATCCTTAGTTGATAGATTTTTAGGCGATTCTGATGAAGATACTGAGCAAAACTTAAAAGCTTTAAAAGAAACCTTTGACAAGTATGTTCAAAAAGGTGTTGAGTCTAAATTTAAATCGAGTGGAAGAGATGTTAAAGAATCACGAAATCAAGATTTAGACCCTTCAAATGTAAAGTCCATTGAAGAAATGGCGAAAGAAATCAATATTAGAAAATAAAGTGAGGTAATAAAATATGGCAACTCCAACATACACGCCAGGCAATGTTATTTTATCGGATTTTAAAAACGGCGTTATTCCAGCAGAACAAGGTACTTTAATCATGAAAGACATTATGGCTAATTCAGCAATTATGAAATTAGCTAAAAATGAGCCAATGACAGCACAAAAGAAAAAATTTACTTACTTAGCAAAAGGTGTAGGCGCCTACTGGGTATCAGAAACGGAACGTATTCAAACTTCTAAGCCTGAATATGCACAAGCAGAAATGGAAGCTAAGAAAATTGGTGTAATTATTCCGTTATCAAAAGAGTTTCTTAAATGGACTGCAAAAGATTTCTTTAATGAGGTTAAACCTCTAATTGCAGAGGCATTTTACAAAGCGTTTGACCAAGCTGTTATCTTTGGTACTAAATCACCTTACAACACTTCAACTAGTGGTAAACCGCTTGTTGAAGGCGCAGAAGAGAAAGGTAACGTTGTTACAGATACTAATAATTTATACGTAGACCTTTCGGCATTAATGGCTACTATTGAAGATGAAGAGTTAGATCCAAACGGAGTATTAACTACACGTTCATTCAGAAGTAAAATGCGTAATGCTTTAGATGCTAATGACAGACCATTATTTGATGCTAACGGGAACGAGATTATGGGATTACCACTATCTTATACTGGAGCGGATGTATACGACAAAAAGAAATCGTTAGCACTAATGGGTGATTGGGATTACGCACGTTACGGTATCTTACAAGGTATTGAGTATGCAATTTCTGAAGATGCCACGTTAACGACGTTACAAGCATCAGATGCTTCTGGCCAACCAGTATCATTATTTGAACGTGATATGTTCGCTTTACGTGCGACGATGCATATTGCATACATGAACGTTAAACCAGAAGCGTTCGCAACGCTTAAACCAACTGAATAGGAGGAGATATGATGGCTAATCCTGCAGAAGAGATTAAGGTAAAAAAAGACAATATGACTATTACTGTTACAAAGAAGGCATTTGACTCTTATTACAGTCTTGTCGGTTACAAAGAGGTTAAATCACGTCGTACTACGTCTGATAAGAGCGAGTGATAAAAATGACTCTTTATGAAGATGTTAAACTTTTACTCAAGAAAAATGGAGTGGAAGTTAAAAGTGATGAAGAAGAAATATTTAAGATGGAAGTTGACGGAATACTAGAAGATGTTAGGGATATAACAAACAATGATTTTATGAAAGATGGTCAAGTCATTTATCCTTACTCAATCAAAAAGTATGTCGCAGATGTCCTAGAGTATTATCAACGACCTGAAGTTAAAAAGAATTTAAAGTCAAGAAGTATGGGGACAGTGTCGTACACTTATAACGATGGTGTCCCTGATTACATTAGTGGAGTATTAAACAGGTATAAACGAGCAAAGTTTCATCCGTTTAAACCAATAAGGTAGAGGTGTTGTTTGTGTTTAACCCATACGACGAATTCCCTCACACTATTTCTATTGGAAGTATCAAAAAAGTAGGAGAGTATCCAATTATACAAGAGCGCTTTGTAAGCGATAAAACAATTAAAGGATTTATGGATACGCCTACTACATCTGAACAACTAAAATTTCATCAAATGTCACAAGAATATGACAGAAACCTATATGTACCTTATGACTTGCCAATATCTAAAAACAATTTATTTGAGTATGAGGGTAGAATCTTTAGTATTGAAGGTGATTCTGTAGATCAGGGCGGACAACATGAAATTAAGTTACTACGACTTAAGCAGGTGCCATATGGCAAAAGTTAAGTACGGTGCTGATAGCATGGTTGTTGAATTGGATAAGTTCGATAAGAAAATAGAAGAGTGGGTTAAAAAAGGTATTGCTAAAACAACGACGAAGATTTACAACACTGCTGTAGCATTAGCTCCTGTTGACTTAGGTTTTTTAGAAGAAAGTATTGACTTTAAATATTTCGATGGTGGGTTATCCAGTGTTATAAGTGTCGGCGCAGATTATGCAATATACGTTGAATACGGTACTGGTATATATGCTACTGGTCCTGGTGGTAGTCGTGCTACAAAGATTCCGTGGAGTTTTAAAGGTGATGACGGCGAATGGTACACCACATATGGTCAAGCGCCACAGCCATTTTGGAACCCTGCAATTGACGCAGGACGCAAGACATTCGAGCAGTATTTTTCATAGAGGTGGTTAAATATGTGGGTATCAGTTGAGCCTGAACTTACAAATCAAATATATAAAAGATTAATCTCAGACCCTAACATTAACAAACTAGTTGATGATAGGGTTTTTGACGTTGTTCAAGATGACGCTGTTTACCCATATATTGTTGTGGGTGAATCAAACGTCACTAACAACGAATCTAGCGCAACAATGAGAGAAACAGTCGGTATTGTCATACATGTGTATTCACAGTTCGCTACACAATACGAGGCTAAGCTCATTTTAAGCGCGATAGGTTATGTGCTTAACAGACCTATAGAAATAGATAATTACGAGTTTCAATTTAGCCGTATCGATAGTCAAGCAGTATTCCCTGATATAGACAGGTTTACTAAGCATGGCACGATACGGCTTTTATTTAAGTACAGACATAAAAAGAAAAACGAAGGAGTGTATTAAATGGCGCAAAAAAACTATTTAGCAGTTGTACGTCCAGCTGAAACTGACTTAGATCCAGTAGAATCTTTATTATTAGCTGACTTACAAGAAGGTGGACATACGATTGAAAATGATTTAGCTGAAATAGTACGAGGCGGTAAAACGGACTATTCTCCCAATGCAATGTCAGAATCATTTAAATTAACAATTGGTAATGTGCCTGGAGATAAAGGAATTGAAGCAGTGAAACACGCTGTACAAACAGGTGGACAGTTGCGTATATGGCTTTATGAGCGTAATAAACGTGCAGACGGTAAACATCACGGAATGTTTGGTTATGTTGTTCCAGAATCATTTGAAATGTCATTTGATGATGAAAGTGACAAAATCGAACTATCATTAAAAGTTAAATGGAATACAGCAGAAGGTGCTGAAGATAACTTGCCGAAAGAGTGGTTTGAAGCTGCAGGTGCGCCTACAGTTGAATACGAAAAATTCGGCGAAAAAGTCGGAACATTCGAGAATCAAAAGAAAGCTAGTGTTGTATCTGATTCACGCACGGAAGACCATTCTATGTAAACTAATAGATCAAGGGGGCGTAAGCTCCCTATTTTTTTATAAAAAAATTGAAAAGAGGTATATATTTTGACTGAATTTAATCCAATTACAACATTAAAAATTAATGACGGAGAAAAAGATTACGAAGTAGAAGCAAAAGTAACATTTGCATTTGACCGAAAAGCTGAAAAATTCTCAGAAGATAGCGAAGATGGGAGAAAAGGAGCAATGCCAGGATTCAATGTTATCTTTAACGGTTTGCTAGAATCTAGAAACAAAGCGATTTTACAATTTTGGGAATGTGCTACTGCTTATTTAAAAAACCCACCAACTCGAGAACAATTAGAAAAAGCGATTGATGATTTCATCACTGAAAACGAGGATACTTTGCCGTTATTACAAGGGGCTTTGGACAAACTTAACAATAGTGGTTTTTTCAAGAGGGAGAGTCGCTCGTACTGGATGACATTGAACAAAGCACCGAATATGGCCAAAAGCGAGGACAAAGAAATGACGAAAGCAGGCATAGAAATGATGAAAGAGAATTACAAGGAAATCATGGGCGCAGAACCTTACACGATTACTCAAAAATAAGGCAACTGACAGCTAGATATTTAGGATATATCCCTGAACATGAATTGTTAGCACTAACACCTGCTGAATGGCGTGATTGGCTTATTGGTGGTCAGGATAGGTACCTAGATCAAAGACAATTATTAATTGAACAAGCGCAAGCTAACGGCTTAGTACAAGCTTCTAAGAGGCTAACTAGTATGATTCGTGACATTGAGAAACAACGTTACGAAATAAGGGAGCCTGGTAGCTATGCTCGTGTACAAAAAGCTAGATTAGAAGAAGAAAAAAGAAGACGTGAACTCTTCAAAGAAGGTACAAGAAAATTCCTTGAATCGAAAGGAGGTTAGCCTTTGGATACTCATTTTATGGCAAAGATTATGGCCAATATTAGAGATTTTCAAAGCAATGTAAGGAAAGCTCAACGATTAGCAAAGACGGCTGTACCAAACGAAATTGAAACAGATGTAAAAGCAGATATTTCAAGATTCCAAAGAGCTTTACAACGCGCTAAAGCTATGGCGCAAAAATGGCGTGAACATAACGTTAAAATAGATGGTAATAATTCACCGTTAAAACGTGCAATTGCTAGTGCAAAAACGATGTTGGCCACGTTACACAACAAAACAATAAAAGTTAATTTCGATACGAGAGGTATGACAAAAACCCAAATTTTAACTAAGGCACTGAATCAGTCCTTAACTGATTATAGTGAGAAAATGGACGCGCTAGCTACTAAAATTCGTACATTTGGTACAATTTTTGCACAACAAGTTAAAGGCTTAATGATTGCTAGTATACAAGCATTGATACCAGTGATTGCCGGGTTAGTACCTGCAATAATGGCAGTACTTAATGCGGTTGGTGTATTAGGGGGTGGCGTTTTAGGTTTAGTTGGCGCATTCTCTGTCGCAGGTCTTGGAGTTGTTGGTTTTGGTGCAATGGCTATTAGCGCTCTTAAAATGGTTGAAGATGGAACATTGGCAGTAACAAAAGAAGTTCAAAACTTTAGAGATGCGAGCGATCAGTTAAAAACTACATGGCGTGATATTGTTAAAGAGAATCAAGCAAGTATCTTTAATGCGATGTCAGCAGGTATCAGAGGCGTTACAAGTGCGATGTCTCAATTAAAACCATTCTTATCCGAAGTATCTATGCTAGTTGAAGCAAACGCACGCGAGTTTGAGAATTGGGTTAAACATTCCGAAACAGCTAAGAAAGCGTTTGAAGCATTGAATAGCATAGGTGGCGCAATCTTCGGAGATTTATTGAACGCTGCAGGACGATTTGGCGACGGATTAGTTAACATTTTCACTCAATTAATGCCGTTGTTCAAATTTGTGTCTCAAGGACTACAGAACATGTCTATAGCTTTCCAAAATTGGGCTAATAGTGTAGCTGGTCAGAATGCTATTAAAGCGTTTATTGACTACACTACCACTAACTTACCTAAGATTGGTCAGATATTTGGTAATGTGTTCGCTGGTATTGGTAATTTAATGATTGCTTTTGCACAAAACAGTTCCAACATTTTTGATTGGTTGGTTAAATTAACTTCTCAATTTAGAGCATGGTCAGAACAAGTAGGACAATCACAAGGGTTTAAAGACTTTATCAGTTATGTTCAAGAGAATGGTCCTACTATTATGCAGTTAATCGGTAATATCGTAAAAGCATTAGTTGCTTTTGGTACTGCAATGGCTCCTATAGCTAGTAAATTGTTAGACTTTATCACTAATCTAGCTGGATTTATCGCTAAACTATTCGAAACACACCCAGCTATAGCACAAGTTGCTGGCGTTATGGGTATTTTAGGCGGTGTATTTTGGGCTTTAATGGCTCCGATTGTTGCTATAAGTAGTGTACTTACAAATGTGTTTGGTTTGAGCTTATTCAGCGTCACTGAAAAGATTTTAGACTTCGTTAGAACATCAAGTTTAGTTACTGGAGCTACGGAAGCATTAATAGGTGCATTCGGTTCGATTTCAGCACCTATTTTAGCAGTTGTTGCAGTAATTGGTGCATTCATTGGTGTCCTCGTTTATTTATGGAAAACAAACGAGAACTTTAGAAATACTATTACTGAAGCGTGGAACGGTGTTAAAACGGCAGTTTCTGGTGCGATTCAAGGTGTAGTCGGCTGGTTAACTGAATTGTGGGGCAAAATCCAATCTACCTTACAACCGATAATGCCTATATTGCAAGTATTAGGACAAATATTCATGCAAGTTTTAGGTGTTTTGGTAATAGGCATCATTACAAACGTTATGAATATCATACAAGGTTTGTGGACTTTAATTACAATTGCGTTCCAAGCCATAGGAACAGTGATATCCGTAGCAGTCCAAATCATAGTAGGTTTGTTCACTGCTTTAATTCAGTTGCTTACTGGCGACTTCTCAGGTGCTTGGGAGACTATTAAAACTACGGTTACCAATGTGCTTGATACGATTTGGCAATACATGCAATCAGTTTGGGAGTCAATTATCGGCTTTTTAACTGGCGTAATGAATCGAACACTTTCTATGTTTGGTACAAGTTGGTCACAGATATGGAGTACAATCACTAATTTTGTTAGCAGTATTTGGAACACTGTTACAAGTTGGTTCAGTCGTGTTGCTTGGAGTGTGGCTGAAAAAATGGGACAAGCATTAAACTTTATTATCACAAAAGGTTCTGAATGGGTTTCTAACATTTGGAATACAGTTACAAGTTTCGCGAGTAAAGTAGCTGATGGGTTTAAAAGAGTTGTCTCAAATGTAGGTGACGGTATGAGTGATGCACTTGGTAAGATTAAAAGTTTCTTCAGTGATTTCTTAAATGCCGGAGCGGAATTAATCGGCAAAGTAGCTGAGGGTGTAGCCAATGCTGCGCACAAAGTAGTCAGCGCGGTAGGCGATGCGATTTCATCAGCTTGGGACTCTGTAACTTCATTCGTAAGTGGACACGGTGGAGGTAGTAGCTTAGGTAAAGGTTTAGCGGTATCACAAGCAAAAGTAATTGCTACAGACTTTGGCAGTGCCTTTAATAAAGAGCTATCCTCTACTTTGACAGATAGTATAGTAAATCCTGTAAGTACTTCTATAGACAGACACATGACTAGCGATGTTCAACATAGCTTAAAAGAAAATAATAGACCTATTGTGAATGTAACGATTAGAAATGAGGGCGACCTTGATTTAATTAAATCACGCATTGATGACATGAACGCTATAGACGGAAGTTTCAACTTATTATAAGGGAGGTTTGTTAGTTGATAGCGCACGATATAGAAGTAATAAGGAATGGTTCACAGTATCGCGTCAGTGACAATCCTTTCACTTATAATCACTTGGAAGTAGTTGAATATAACGTTACAGGCGCAGGATATCATCGTAACTATTCTGATATAGAGGGTATTGATGGTAGATTTCATAATTACGCTAAAGAAGAACTTAAAAAAGTAGAGCTTAAGATAAGGTATAAAGTACCTAAAATTGCTTATGCTTCACATTTAAAGTCAGACGTCCAAGCACTATTTGCTGGACGTTTTTATTTAAGGGAATTAGCTACACCAGACAATTCAATTAAGTATGAGCATATATTAGATATACCAAAAGACAAACAAGCATTTGAGCTTGATTATGTTGATGGACGACAACTTTTTGTAGGACTAGTAAGTGAAGTTTCTTTTGACACAACACAAACATCAGGGGAATTTTCTTTGTCGTTTGAAACAACCGAACTACCATACTTTGAAAGTGTCGGTTATAGTACTGATCTTGAAAGTAATAACGACCCTGAAAAATGGTCGGTACCTGATAGATTGCCTACAAACGAAGGTGATAAGAGGCGTCAAATGACATTTTACAACACTAACTCAGGAGAAGTTTATTATAACGGTGATGTTCCTTTAACACAGTTTAATCAGTTTAATGTTGTTGAAATAGAGTTAGCTGAAGATGTTAAAGCTAATGATAAGGATGGATTCACTTTCTATACAGATAAAGGAAATATCTCAGTTATTAAGGAAGTTGATTTAAAAGCCGGAGATAAAATAATCTTCGACGGTAAACATACCTATAGAGGTTATTTAAATATAGATTCTTTTAATAAAACTTTAGAACAACCGGTTTTATATCCAGGCTGGAATCGATTCAAGTCTAATAAAGTAATGAAACAAATTACATTTAGACACAAATTATATTTTAGATAAGGAGTAGCCTATGCCAATTTTATTAAAAAGTCTACAGGGTGTAGGGCACGCTATTAATGTTAGTACAAAGGTAAGTAAAAAGCTAAATGAAGATAGTTCTTTGGATCTAACTATTATCGAGAACGCGAGTACGTTTGACGCAATAGGTGCTATAACTAAAATGTGGACGATCACTCATGTTGAAGGTGAAGATGATTTCAACGAATATGTAATTGTCATACTTGATAAGTCTACTATTGGCGAAAAAATAAGGCTTGATATCAAAGCTAGGCAAAAAGAACTTGATGACCTTAACAATTCTAGGATTTACCAAGAGTATAACGAAAGTTTTACAGGCGTTGAGTTCTTCAATACTGTCTTTAAAGGAACGGGTTATAAGTATGTATTACATCCAAAAGTAGATGCATCTAAATTCGAGGGATTAGGCAAAGGAGATACACGATTAGAAATCTTTAAAAAAGGACTTGAGCGTTATCATCTCGAATATGAATACGATGCAAAGACTAAAACGTTTCATTTGTATGATGAATTATCTAAGTTTGCCAATTATTACATTAAAGCTGGTGTGAATGCTGATAACGTCAAAATACAAGAAGATGCATCTAAATGTTATACCTTTATTAAAGGTTATGGTGATTTTGATGGACAACAGACTTTTGCAGAAGCGGGACTACAAATTGAATTCACTCATCCATTAGCACAATTGATAGGTAAAAGAGAAGCGCCACCGCTTGTTGATGGACGTATTAAAAAAGAAGATAGTTTAAAAAAAGCAATGGAGTTATTGATAAAGAAAAGTGTCACTGCTTCTATTTCCTTAGACTTTGTAGCGTTACGTGAACATTTCCCAGAAGCTAACCCTAAAATAGGTGATGTTGTTAGAGTGGTGGATTCTGCCATAGGATATAACGACTTAGTGAGAATAGTCGAAATCACTACACATAGAGATGCGTACAATAATATCACTAAGCAAGATGTAGTATTAGGAGACTTTACAAGGCGTAATCGTTATAACAAAGCAGTTCATGATGCTGCAAATTATGTTAAAAGCGTAAAATCTACAAAATCCGACCCATCTAAAGAACTAAAAGCATTAAACGCAAAAGTTAACGCAAGTTTATCTATAAATAATGAATTGGTTAAGCAGAATGAAAAAATAAACGCTAAAGTCGATAAGATGAATACTAAAACAGTTACAACTGCTAATGGTACGATCATGTACGACTTTACTAGTCAATCAAGTATAAGAAACATCAAATCAATTGGAACGATTGGCGACTCTGTAGCTAGAGGGTCGCACGCAAAAACTAATTTCACAGAAATGTTAGGCAAGAAATTGAAAGCTAAAACGACTAATCTTGCAAGAGGTGGCGCAACAATGGCAACAGTTCCAATAGGTAAAGAAGCGGTAGAAAACAGCATTTATAGACAAGCAGAGCAAATAAGAGGAGACCTAATCATATTACAAGGCACTGATGATGACTGGTTACACGGTTATTGGGCAGGCGTACCGATAGGCACTGATAAAACGGATACAAAAACGTTTTACGGTGCCTTTTGTTCTGCAATTGAAGTTATTAGAAAGAATAATCCAGATTCAAAAATACTAGTGATGACAGCTACAAGACAATGCCCTATGAGTGGTACAACAATACGCCGTAAAGACACGGACAAAAACAAACTAGGGTTAACACTTGAGGACTATGTAAACGCTCAAATATTAGCTTGTAGTGAGTTAGATGTACCAGTGTTTGACGCATATCACACAGATTACTTTAAGCCATACAATCCAGCTTTTAGGAAAGCGAGCATGGAGGACGGCTTACACCCTAACGAAAAAGGTCACGAGGTTATTATGTACGAGTTAATCAAGGATTATTACAGTTTTTACGACTAAAGGAGGCAACCAATGGCTTACGGATTAATTACAAGTTTACATTCAATGACAGGTCGGAAAATAGTTGCTCAACATGAGTATAACTATCGCTTGTTAGATGAAGGTATGAGCAAACTTGAGAAAATGTTTATATACCATCAAAAAGAAGAAATATACGCACACTCAGCGAAACAAATTAAATACTTGAATGACAGTGTTGAAGATTATTTAACGTATTTAAATGGCCGTTTTAGCAATATGATTCTAGGCCATAACGGCGACGGTATCAATGAAGTAAAAGACGCGCGTATTGATAATACAGGTTATGGTCATAAGACATTGCAAGATCGTTTGTATCATGATTATTCAACACTAGATGCTTTCACTAAAAAGGTTGAGAAAGCTGTAGATGAACACTATAAAGAATATCGAGCGACAGAATACCGATTCGAACCAAAAGAGCAAGAACCGGAATTTATCACTGATTTATCGCCATATACAAATGCAGTAATGCAATCATTTTGGGTAGACCCTAGAACGAAAATTATTTATATGACGCAAGCTCGTCCAGGTAATCATTACATGTTATCTAGATTGAAGCCCAACGGACAATTTATTGATAGATTGCTTGTTAAAAACGGCGGTCACGGTACACACAATGCGTATAGATACATTGATGGAGAATTATGGATTTATTCAGCTGTATTGGACAGTAACAAAAACAACAAGTTTGTACGTTTCCAATATAGAACTGGAGAAATAACTTATGGTAATGAAATGCAAGATGTCATGCCGAATATATTTAACGACAGATATACGTCAGCGATTTATAATCCTATAGAAAATTTAATGATTTTCAGACGTGAATATAAAGCTTCTGAAAGACAAGCTAAGAATTCATTGAATTTCATTGAAGTAAGAAGTGCTGACGATATTGATAAAGGTATAGACAAAGTATTGTATCAAATGGATATACCTATGGAATACACTTCAGATACACAACCTATGCAAGGTATCACTTATGATGCAGGTATCTTATATTGGTATACAGGTGATTCGAATACAGCCAACCCTAACTACTTACAAGGTTTCGATATAAAAACAAAAGAATTGTTATTTAAACGACGTATCGATATTGGCGGTGTGAATAATAACTTTAAAGGAGACTTCCAAGAAGCTGAGGGTCTAGATATGTATTACGATCTAGAAACAGGACGCAAAGCGCTTTTAATAGGGGTAACTATTGGACCTGGTAACAACAGACATCACTCAATTTATTCTATCGGCCAAAGAGGTGTTAACCAATTCTTAAAAAACATTGCGCCTCAAGTATCGATGACTGATTCAGGCGGACGTGTTAAACCGTTACCAATACAGAACCCAGCATATCTAAGTGATATTACGGAAGTTGGTCATTACTATATCTATACGCAAGACACACAAAATGCGTTAGATTTCCCGTTACCGAAAGCGTTTAGAGATGCAGGTTGGTTCTTTGATGTACTGCCTGGACACTATAATGGTGCTCTAAGACAAGTACTTACCAGAAACAGCACAGGTAGAAATATGCTTAAATTTGAACGTGTCATTGACATTTTCAATAAGAAAAACAACGGAGCATGGAATTTCTGTCCGCAAAACGCCGGTTATTGGGAACATATCCCTAAGAGTATTACAAAATTATCAGATTTAAAAATCGTTGGTTTAGATTTCTATATCACTACTGAAGAATCAAACCGATTTACTGATTTTCCTAAAGACTTTAAAGGTATTGCAGGTTGGATATTAGAAGTAAAATCGAATACACCAGGTAACACAACACAAGTATTAAGACGTAATAACTTCCCGTCTGCACATCAATTTTTAGTTAGAAACTTTGGTACTGGTGGCGTTGGTAAATGGAGTTTATTCGAGGGAAAGGTGGTTGAATAATGGTAGTAGATAATTTTTCGAAAGATGATAACTTAATCGAGTTACAAACAACATCACAATATAATCCAATTATTGACACAAACATCAGTTTCTATGAATCAGATAGAGGAACTGGTGTTTTAAATTTTGCAGTAACTAAGAATAACAGACCGTTATCTATAAGTTCTGAACATGTTAAAACATCTATCGTGTTAAAAACCGATGATTATAACGTAGATAGAGGCGCTTATATTACAGACGAATTAACGATAGTAGACGCAATTAATGGGCGTTTGCAGTATGTGATACCGAATGAATTTTTAAAACATTCAGGCAAGGTGCATGCTCAGGCATTCTTTACACAAAACGGGAGTAATAATGTTGTTGTTGAACGTCAATTTAGCTTCAATATTGAAAATGATTTAGTTAGTGGGTTTGATGGTATAACAAAGCTTGTTTATATCAAATCTATTCAAGATACTATCGAAGCTGTCGGTAAAGACTTTAACCAATTAAAGCAAAATATGGCTGATACACAAACGTTAATAGCAAAAGTGAATGATAGTGCGACAAAAGGCATTCAACAAATCGAAATCAAGCAAAACGAAGCTATACAAGCTATTACTGCGACGCAAACTAGTGCAACACAAGCTGTTACAGCTGAAGTCGATAAAATAGTTGAAAAAGAGCAAGCGATTTTTGAACGTGTTAACGAAGTTGAACAACAAATCAATGGCGCTGACCTTGTTAAAGGTAACTCAACAGTCAATTGGCAAAAGTCTAAAATTACCGACGATTACGGCAAAGCAATTGAATCGTCTGAGCAGTCCATAGATAGCGTTTTAAGCGCAGTTAACACATCTAGGATTATTCATATCACTAGCGCAACAGATGCGCCCTCATTCGAAGATATAGGCACTATCGATACACCTAAAGAAGATGGTGTTGACGATGGTTCAGATATTCCGGTAGCTCCTAACACTTTAGGAAAGTCGGGCGTGTTAGTTGTCTATGTTGTTGATGATAGTACGGCACGTGCAACATGGTATCCAGATGATTCAAATGATGAATACACAAAATATAAAATTGGTGGTACATGGTACCCGTTTTATAAAAAGAATGACGGCGATTTAACTAAGCAATTTGTTGAAGAAACATCTAACAACGCTTTAAATCAAGCCAAGCAGTATGTAGATGATAAATTCGGAACAACGAGCTGGCAACAACATAAGATGACAGAGGCGAACGGTCAATCAATACAAGTTAACTTAAACAATGCGCAAGGCGATTTAGGCTATTTAACTGCTGGTAATTACTATGCAACAAGAGTGCCAGATTTACCAAGTGGTGTTGAAAGTTATGAGGGGTATTTATCTGTATTCGTTAAAGATGATACAAACAAGCTATTTAACTTCACGCCTTATAACTCTAAAAAGATTTACACACGATCAATCACAAACGGAAGACTTGAGCAACAGTGGACAGTTCCTAATGAACATAAGTCAACGGTATTGTTCGACGGTGGAGCAAATGGTGTAGGTACAACAATCAATCTAACCGAACCGTACACAAACTATTCTATTTTATTAGTAAGTGGAACTTATCCAGGTGGCGTTATTGAGGGATTCGGACTAACCACATTACCTAATGCAATTCAATTAAGTAAAGCGAATGTAGTTGACTCAGACGGTAACGGTGGCGGTATTTATGAGTGTTTACTATCCAAAACAAGTAGCACTACTTTAAGAATCGATAACGATGTGTACTTTGATTTAGGTAAAACATCAGGTTCTGGAGCGAATGCCAACAAAGTTACTATAACTAAAATTATGGGGTGGAAATAATGAAAATCACAGTAAATGATAAAAATGAAGTTATCGGATACGTTAATACTGGCGGTTTACGCAATAGTTTAGATGTAGACGATAACAATGTGTCTATCAAATTCAAAGAAGAGTTCGAACCTAGAAAGTTCGTTTTCACTAACGGCGAAATTAAATACAATAGCAATTTCGAAAAAGAAGACGTACTGAATGCATCAAACCAACAAAGTGCGTCAGATTTAAGTGATGAGGAACTTCGCGGAATGGTTGCAAGTATGCAAATGCAGATGACGCAAGTGAACATGTTGACAATGCAATTGACGCAACAAAACGCTATGTTAACACAACAGTTGACCGAACTGAAAACTAACAAAACAAATACTGAGGGGGACGTTTAAATGATGAAGATGATTTATCCAACTTTTAAAGACATTAAAACTTTTTATGTGTGGGGTTGCTATAAAAATGAGCAAATTAAGTGGTACGTAGACATGGGTGTAATCGACAAAGAAGAATATGCATTGATCACTGGTGAAAAATATCCAGAGGCAAAAGATGAAAAGTCACAGGTGTAATGCTTGAGGCTTTTTAATTTAACACAAAGTAGGTGGCGTAATGTTTGGATTTACCAAACGGCACGAACATGAATGGCGAATTAGAAGATTAGAAGAGAATGATAAAACAATGCTTAGCACTCTCAATGAGATTAAATTAGGTCAAAAAACTCAAGAGCAAGTTAACATTAAATTAGATAAAACTTTAGATGCTATCCAGAGGGAAAGACAGATAGACGAAAAAAATAAGAAAGAAAACGACAAAAATATACGCGATATGAAAATGTGGATTCTCGGTTTGATAGGGACTATCTTCAGTACGATTGTCATAGCTTTACTAAGAACTATTTTTGGTATTTAAAGGAGGTGATTACCATGCTTAAAGGGATTTTAGGATATAGCTTCTGGGCGTGCTTCTGGTTTGGTAAATGTAAATAACAGTTAAGAGTCAGTGCTTCGGCACTGGCTTTTTATTTTGATTGAAATGAGGTGCATACATGGGATTACCTAACCCAAAGACTAGAAAGCCTACAGCTAGTGAAGTGGTGGAGTGGGCAAAGTCGAATATTGGTAAGAGGATTAATATAGATAATTATCGGGGCAGTCAATGTTGGGATACACCTAACTTTATTTTTAAAAGATATTGGGGTTTTGTAACATGGGGCAATGCTAAGGATATGGCTAATTACAGATATCCTAAGGGTTTCCGATTCTATCGTTATTCATCTGGATTTGTACCGGAACCTGGAGACATCGCAGTTTGGCACCCTGGCAACGGAATAGGTTCGGACGGACACACCGCAATAGTAGTAGGACCATCTAATAAAAGTTATTTTTATAGCGTTGACCAAAACTGGGTTAATTCTAATAGTTGGACAGGTTCTCCAGGAAGATTAGTAAGACACCCTTATGTAAGTGTTACAGGCTTTGTTAGGCCTCCATACTCAAAAGATACTAGCAAACCTAGTAGTACTGATACAAGTTCAGCATCAAAAGCCAATGACTCAACAATTACTGGCGAAGCGAAGAAACCGCAATTTAAAGAAGTTAAAACAGTAAAATACACTGCTTACAGCAATGTTTTAGATAAAGAAGAGCACTTCATTGATCATATAGTTGTAATGGGTGATGAACGCTCAGATATTCAAGGATTATATATAAAAGAATCAATGCATATGCGTTCTGTAGACGAACTGTATACGCAAAGAAATAAGTTTATAAGCGATTATGAAATACCGCATTTATATGTCGATAGAGAGGCTACATGGCTTGCTAGACCAACCAATTTTGATGACCCGCGTCACCCTAATTGGCTAGTTATTGAAGTATGTGGTGGTCAAACAGATAGCAAACGACAATTCTTATTGAATCAAATACAAGCGTTAATACGTGGTGTTTGGTTATTGTCAGGGATTGATAAAAACTTATCTGAAACGACGTTAAAGGTAGACCCTAATATTTGGCGTAGTATGAAAGATTTAATTAATTACGACTTGATTAAGCAAGGTATACCGGATAACGCAAAGTATGAGCAAGTTAAAAAGAAAATGCTTGAGACATACATTAAACGAGATATATTGACACGAGAAAATATAAAAGAAGTAACGACAAAAACAACAATAAGAATTAGTGATAAAACATCAGTTGACAGTGCGTCCACACGAGGCCCTACTCCATCAGACGAAAAACCAAGCATCGTTACTGAAACAAGTCCATTCACATTCCAGCAAGCACTGGATAGACAAATGTCTAGGGGTAACCCGAAAAAATCTCATACATGGGGCTGGGCTAATGCAACACGAGCACAAACGAGCTCGGCAATGAATGTTAAGCGAATATGGGAAAGTAACACGCAATGCTATCAAATGCTTAATTTAGGCAAGTATCAAGGTATTTCAGTTAGTGCGCTTAACAAAATACTTAAAGGAAAAGGAACGCTCGACGGACAAGGCAAAGCATTCGCGGAAGCTTGTAAGAAAAACAACATTAACGAAATTTATTTGATCGCGCACGCTTTCTTAGAAAGTGGATACGGAACAAGTAACTTCGCTAATGGTAGATACGGTGCATATAATTACTTCGGTATTGGTGCATTCGACAACGACCCTGATTATGCAATGACGTTTGCTAAAAATAAAGGTTGGACA